GGGTATCAGAGAACGGTATTTTACCAGCGTCTTCAGTAGATGAAGAAACGCGAAAGGAGAACAACCCAAAATGGCGAGTACTGTTTTCGGCCTGTTAACTCAGGTGCTGGAGAACGCTGCTGCAGCGTTAACGGGGGCGACGACTTCACAGACAGACGCTCAGGACGCGCAACAGATTTCGGCTGCAATTAGCGAACTGCAAGCGCTGGTCCAAAGATGGTCGACGAGAGCGGCGAGTGCTACAAGTAACGTTGCTTCTCGACCTTACCATCCAGATCCTGAGGTATTCAAACAGAGTGTGGCGATTAATCAGGATATTAGGCAAGCTGGTGGTTTGGCCGAGTATGGTAAACAGTTCGTGTTGCCGTTTGACTTCAAAGATAAGCTGAATACAGCTATCGCGCAGCAACAGCTCACGGACGTGATAACTACCCCGGATGTTGTAGATAAAGTGGATAAGGTGGAGGATATCTTCAAGGGCATTGAAGATCCTACTGTTACGATTCCTGACTTTCTTGCCGATACTTTCAAAGACGCTAGTTTGGATGACCTCAAAGACATCACATTCCCTACTGGCGACGGGAAGACCGTGCAATTAGTCGAAGTCGTGTCTGGTGGTGGACCATCTGGCATGGGGATTAACCTTACAGCTGAGGATGCCAAAGCTTGGGTTGATGCTCTAGTCGCAGCAGGAGCCGTTAGTGCGGACTTTGAACTGAGCGGTGCGACGGTTAGTACGAGTTCCATAATAAAGGCACTTTTTGGTAAAGAGGGCAAGAGTATGGCAAAGAGAGTTCAGACTGGTTCACAGCTGTTCGACCTGTATCAATCAGGTGCCATCGATGCCGCTCGCAAGATTTGGCCTTTTCTGCCTGAGGATGTTGGGGCATTCCCGACATTCGCGAAAGCAATGGTCTCGTCAATTAGACCTAACCCACCGTTCGGCGTGCAGGTTGATATACCAACGTTCTTGCATGAGCTGAACTTGGTTAAATCAGCCACAGCGATCAAGGACTACATTGACGATAAAGACAAGAAGATATACGGCTGGTTGACTGAGAGTTACGGCGCCAAGTTTGCTGACTGGGTGCGATCTATGTTGCGGACGAACTCTATCGTTGATGTGGATACGATACGGATTCGGATCCCCAACCCGACACCACCCGTGAGAGTTATCCCTACAGTAGATGTGAAGATCACCACTCCGGAATTGCCTAAGATTCCGAACTTTCCAAAGATCGAGATAATCGAGGACACCTTTCCAGCTGCGGATCAAGCGCAACTTACGTGTCGGGGACGTATACTAAAATGGGTTCGATCTGGGGCGCAGGGAACTGCTCCTCCTGTCGACAAGCAGTGCAAGCTGCTGTGGGCGGAATACCTGGCTGGGTTACAAACTGCCCCTCAGTCAGGGAGGGTTGAGCCTAGTTCAGAATTGAATAATCTGGAGGAAAGGAGTGTCTGATGCTATCAGTGTTCGCACGCTCATGGACTTACGTCTTGGGCTTCCTGAAGAAGGCGTACGCAATCTGGACCGTGCTCTTCGGCGGGCTGAGGCTGGCTGTGAGACCGATTTCCGAACTCCGTTCTATCACGCTGTCGATCGTAACGAAATTGTCAGCCGTATGGAGGGGTCGGTAGATTGGGGTAAATTGCCAACTGAGCTGGTAGATCTTGAGTCAGAAGAAAAGAAGAAGATAGGCCCTTTATCGCTTCGAGATAAATGGGTTGATCTTCGGGATTCACTAAGGGAGTATTGGGTACAGGCTGGAACACCATCTGCTAAACACAGAACGGCCGCGAGACTTTTAGTGAGATCGGTTTTGGCTCAGGGTTTACGGCCCCTCGCTTTGACGAGTGCTTATTCAGCAATGCCTAAGGGTACCAGTTTGGGCTTACCTTGGGCATCGGCCGACAGAATTTACGCGGACTCTTATTTGGAACGCGCAAGAACTGCAACTACCCTAGAAGATGTGTATCCTGCTCTACTCTTCCATCGAGGGCAAGCAGCTGGACCGGGTAAGACGAAGCAACGACATGTCTGGGGAATGGATCATGTTGATACAATACTCGGCTTGTCAGTAATGTACCCGCTCTTGCAAGAGCTGCGTCGCCAGGAAACGTTTGCGGCGTGGAATGGGCCTGACATGGTGGACAACGTCATGGGTCGCAAGATAATGGACAGTGTGGGTCCTATACTGTCTATTGACTTCAAGGGTTTTGATCACAGTCTGCCAACATTCATAATTGATGATGTATTCGACGCAATCTGTGATGCGTACCAACCTGCAGCTCACCAACGCATCAATCTCTGTCGCGACATCTTCTTACACGTCGGTATGGTAACTCCTGACGGTGTATGGGAAGGTCGAACAGGGGGTGTGCCTAGTGGGACAGCTCTCACAAACATGGTGGACTCATTGGCTCATCTTTGGATCATTGAGTATATGAGTTCCCTGTTAGGAATTGAAAGGAGATGGTCGCTTATCATGGGTGATGATGGTGTCCATAACTTCTCGAGGTTTCCTGGTGTTGGTGCATTTGCGACAGCTGCAGAAGAGATCGGAATGACCATCAATCCAGAAAAGCAGTGGGTGAGCGAGGATAGTGTTCACTTCTTACAGAGGTGGCATTCTTCTCGTTACATCATCGATGGTAAGTGCTGTGGTGTACGCCCTATCATGAGGACTCTTTCGGGCATGACGGGCTATGAACGCTTACGCTCACCGCGAATTTGGAGTGGGTGGATGGACACTGTCCGCTGGATAATGCAAGCTGAGAACTGTAAGCATCATCCGTACTTTCCACAGTTTGTTGCTTTCCTTAGGGATGGCGACAGGAACCTTCGCAGTGGCGTGTCTATAGTAGAAATATTTAGACGCGCTGGAGGTGCGTCCGTGATCAGGGATGCTCTTGGCATCGAAGGATTTCCTTATCCATCACGTCAGCCAGAACTGGCAGCAAAGTTTAGAGTTACGGCTGAACTTCAGAAGATGGAATCTTGATCTGTCACCGGGAGGGACTTCGGTTCC